TCTATCATTGTATCTATCATTTGGATCTCATAATTAATTGATTATTTAGAATATTTATAATAATTAACCTTTACCACCCTTCTCCAACTTCTGTCTAATCTCTACAATCTGTTCCTTAGTCAATATCGTTAATGCTTGCCTTGCTTTGATATCATTGTACTTGAAATATTCCTTGACAATATCAACATCTCCACCCTTCTCTTTCTTAGACCACTTAGCATATCTTTTCTTCGGACGTACAATATTCAATAAGAATTCATACTGTAAACGTTTATCAAGTGAGTGTCTGGTGTTCATCTCATTAGCAATAGCAACTGTATCATTATGATATGACAATGCACGGTTAGTTAGGAATGGACTGTATGATTTCTCAGCAAGCACATCGTTGTCAGTTTTCCTCATCAAATTCTTTTTAGAACTGTTGATTGAATTGGTGAAGTCAAACGGATTAGTCTTTGCCATATATTGTCCTGATTAAGAATTGCATTCTCATCACATCCATTGCTACATCGTGTTCTGGATCGTGTTGAACAAACTTATCAACTAAGTCTTTTGGAATGAAGTCGTGGTTAATGTCCGTTCCATAAGTGAAACCGTCTATATAAGATCGTACGTCCCTGATGACCCACCATGGAGTCGGATCTGCTATTCCTAGACTATCACATATAGATCGTGTGAATACTGGATCGAATGAGTTACCTCGTGTGAATACCTTTTTAGCAGTTGCTATGTTTAGTCTTTCTAGGAACAGAAGTAATTCTGAGATTGACACATCATTATCAGATGGCATCAATTGCTTTTGAGCATCTTTAGACTGCGACTTCCACCAATCTAATGAACCTTTCTCAACCTTACGACCATACTTAACTTGGTCTTTAACATCAAACTTAACATACTCACAACTATCGAGTAGTTCTTCGTAGGTGTATGGGTTGGTTAAGAAACGATCTTCATCATATGCAATTCCAGCAACAGATAATACAACACCATTGAATGCGTTTTGGCTTAAAGTTTCATAATCGTATATTACACATTTCATTTCTTCCAATCCGTGTCCACCATAATTTCAGTCAATAATGCCATCGTGTTAATCTCTTGGTCGGCAGCAAATGCACTTTTATGTTGATAGTCTGCTAACGTTACTACGATTTGAGGAATGCTAGCAGGTTCAGCATGCTCATACATCGTATCATATAACTTACGGAAGAACGGTGCGATATCCCCATCAATATTTTGACCCACCCATTTACGAGCAGTTGAGAATTCCTTATTCTTCAAGGCATCCATTAACGTCTTGAAGTTAGCATCTGAAGTATTGACTAAGATCCCCGCATCAATCTTGCCAGTAGCACTGTAACGTTGTAGTTCGTTTAGTACACGTCTGTTGTCAGGGAAGTGCTTAGTGATAATCTCAGCAATAACCTTTTCCTCATACTCAATGTTCTCAAAGTCAAGAATCATACAAACACGATGGAAGAATTCACTTGCCATTTTAGGTTTATCTTTATTACCAATCTTAAACTCAACCACAGAACAACGTGAGTGTAGAGGTGCGATAATCTTATTAACGAAGTTACACGTTAGGATGAATCCACAATTAGATGAGTATTCCTCCATAAAGTTTCTAAGAGCAGGTTGTACTGTCTCAGCATTAAGGTAGTCTGCTTCATCTAGGATGACATACTTACGTCCACCTGCTAATGACATACTTGAAGCAAAGTTTTTAATCTTAGTTCTCAGTGTGTCAATTAGTCTGCCTTCATCAGAACCGTTGATAACAATATAGTCAGAACCAATCTCTTCAAGCATTGCCTTTGCGATAGTTGTCTTGCCGACACCTGCCGATCCAGTCAATAATAGGTTTGGTACATTTTTATTGTCAACGAACTGTTGAAACGTTGCTTTTAGATCTGCTGGTAATACGGTATCAGCAACCGTCTTTGGGCGGTATTTTTCAACCCATAAAAAGTCTTCCATTCACATTCTCCATCATATACTTATATTATACCCTACATTCACATAAAAGTAAAGTTCTATCAAATTTGGTATTCGGTAGGGGAATCGAACCCCTCTTACTAGGATGAAAACCTAGAGTCCTAACCGATAGACGAACCGAACATATTATCCAGTTAAGGATTCATATAGATCTTCAACTTCGGTGTTTTGTGCTTGGACTTCTGCTAGGTTTTGCTTATAGTAAATGTTCACAACCTTACGGAGATGTGCTTTGTCAAGTCCATGCTTATCATTCAAACCAATGATTGCTTCCTTAATAAATTCACGTTCACCCTCCATACGAGTTAGTGAGTCAGAGCAATCTTTGATTACGTGTAAAATATCTTTCTTATCTTGTTCATTCAATGTCATATTATTCCCCTTATGCTGTGTACTTAGAACCTGCTTCAGTAGCAATCCAATATTGTGCTACATCACCTTTGAAATGCGAAATTCCCTTCGCCGAAATAGTGACGGTATAATCGCCAGCAATCATTTTGAAGTTCTCAGTCTTGAATACAAAGTTAAATGTATGAGTATCTTCACCTACGTTCACAGCAAATTCATTAGACGTTGGGTTCTTAACATCAGTTGCTACCAACTTAACTGTCTCACCATCACCACGAACAACGATCTCTGGAAGTTGTAATTGATTTGCTGCATTTTGAACACGAGCAAATACATCCTTACTCATACTGAATGAAACTTCTTCAGATGGCAAATCGATATTCTTTTCAGGTGGAGTTGTCACCATACTTGAGTCAGTATAGGTGTATCGAGATTTAGTACTGCCTTCGGTTAATGTCACACTCTTGTCACCGAAATCCATATCACCATTCTCAAATAAACTTACTAGACCTAAGAATTGATTCAACTCATAGATAGCAAAGTCTTTAGGGAAATCCTCAACAACAGTTGCTTCAGCAAGAATATTCTTCTGCTCAGATACTGTTCTAATTTTATTGCCTGCTTTGAAAGCGATTGATGGGTTTACTGTTGCGAAATTCTTTAAAATTTCCATTGTTTGATTACTAATCTTCATTATCTATTTCCTTATCATTATTAAATTTTATATCGTGTACGTGTAACGCCATAATAGCATAGTGGATTACCTTAATCAAATCCTTTCTATGGTCTTCAGGTGTTCCTTTCTTTCCATATCGTTGGGCATACTTAATAATATTCCCAACAGTAAATCCTATCCCATGACCAGCATCCATTATAAATTCAGTAGACTGAATATTATTCATAGAGTAATGCTCGCCATAAGTAGCATTAATATATTCGTACATTTCTTTTAGGATCTTATCCTCGCTGTACTTAAACTTACTCATTTCTTCATATTCTTAATCTGGTCAGCATCAGCAGTAGCAGATGCACCTAGTGCTGCCAAGTCTACTAATGAACCACCGAACGTATATGAACCCGTGTGTAGAAGTTTCATCCAAGGTGCTAAGTATGTGTCAACTCCAATCTCACGCATCCACTGACAGAACATATAGTCTTCAGACAAGTAACGTTTAGACTTCTCATCAATTAGTGCCTGGAAGTACATATGGATCTCACGACTACCATCAAAGTGTTTAGTTCTTACGTGGTCTGGGATGTATGAGAAGTCAGGATATGCTTCACCAAACTTCTCAAAGGCACTACGTTGGATCATCATAAAACCTGTACCACCTTCAAGAACCGATACTGGTTTGTCTAAACGGATTTCAGATTGACCACCTGCTGGGTTGAATACATAATCACCAACAAAGTTTTCTAAGTCTCCTGGATTATCATCAGCAAAACCTTTATCGACTGCCAACTTAATCTTTTCCCAAGCAATAGTTTTCTTAGGATATGGACCACACATAATCTCTTTACGTTTCTTAGGATCTTTCTCATCCGGATCCATCATCGCAGCAAGGGATAATACATCATTCGGGTCAAAACCAATGTCTGAGTCAATGAACATCAGGTGAGTATAATCACCACGCATAAACTCATCAACACAATAGTTTCTAGCACGAGTGATTAATGACTCGTTGAATAGGTAGAAAAACTTGATATCGACATCATATGCTTGACCAAGTTTAGCAAGGTCGGCAGTTGATTTACAATACATTCCGTGACAAACTCCACCATACATAGGGGTTGCGACAAATATCTTACGTTTTTTTAATTCACTCAGTTCTATCTCTAATTCCATTTTTCTCCAAAAGGTTAATTCTCATATTATATTATACTATAAAAAAGGCAGGAAGTAAAGTTCCTGCCAATTTTATTTTTATTAGTTAGACTCTAGAAAGGGTTATCAATAACATCCTCATCTTCAACCTTAGTCGCACCAGCAGCATCATCATACTGCTCAACACCAGCATCAACCTTAGTATATAAGTCAGCAAACGACAACTTAGTATCCTCATCAAAACGGTTAATACATAGGTTAATTGCTTTCATTCTATCACCGAAGATAGAGAACGCTTTAGCAACGTGAACCAGACGACGAGTAGAAATAATTTCGTCAACACCACCGTCATAAAAAGTCTTACGGATAATATCAGCCCAGTCTACAAGTTTCTCAACAAAGTCAGAGTCTTTAATATCTAACGAGTCAAACACACGACCCAGGATTTTCTTCTCAATTGCTGGAGAAGGATATTCCTGCTCAACCGTAACTGGGAAACGTTCAAGGAATGCTTCATTCAGAATGTTAGTACCAATAAAACGACCATCATCAGAACCTTTACCTTTAGTATTAGCAGTTGCGATAGCAGTAAAACCTTTTGCCGGAGTCACATACTCGCCAGTCTTCTTAATGAAGTAACCACCACCCTCAAGAATTGACTGAAGAGCCATAATCTTAGAAGGATTACCAAGGTCAATTTCGTCAAGTAACAATACCGCACCCATTTCCATTGCTTTAATCACTGGACCTTTAAAGAACTTAGTTTCACCGTTCACTAAACGGAAACCACCAATCAAGTCATCTTCATCAGTTTCAACCGTAAAGTTCACACGGATAACTTCCCGACCAGTTTGGGCACACGCTTGTTCAATACCGAACGTCTTACCATTACCAGACATACCAGTAACAAAGATTGGGTAGAACATTTTGCTCTGTAAAACTTTCTTAACAGTAGCAAAGTTACCGAACGGAACAAACAATGGATCCTTCTCAGGAACAAGGTTTTCCGCAAACGAGTCACTCTCTACATTAAAGTCACTTACATTTACCGTCATCGCAGCAACCGTATCAGGTTGTTTAGTAACAACTCTCTCAGCAAGAGGTGAACGGTATTGGCCACGACCAACACGTAATTCAGTTTTCAACAGAAAGTGCGGGAAAGGCATACCCATTTCCTCAGCAGTTTCTGTTATTTCAGTATTGGTCATAGTCGAACCGAATTTCTCGAATACGACTTTCGCCAATTTATTTTGCATTTCAATTTTATTCATAATATATACTCCTTTTATTTAACATATTAACTCAACCTACAATACCTATTATACCCTAATTGCGACAGAAAGGTGAAAGAATAACCACCTTTATTTTAAGGGTATTAGGCAACCTCACGTATAAACTCATTCAACAACGCACGAGAGTTCACTTTATTTTTACTTGCCTTCTTAAAGGCATTTCTCAACTGAGCAGTAGTTGCGTCATCAGAAACCTCAAATGCACCATTCGCAGTCTTCAGATCATTACCACCACCAATTCCAAAATACTTGTCATAACCATTTGAAGGAATTACACAATACTTATCGTTTCTCATTGCTTTTGACAACTCAGAATAGTCAGTATCATATGGTAAATAAACCAACTCTCTACGAATTCTATTGATTTGGGTAGGTAAGATACGGAAACCAATAGTAGTAGAACCAGTTCTCTCACGATAGATCTTCAAGAACATATCAGTAACTTCAATACGATTTGTTTCCATAGTAAGAGGATATCTTTTCTTAGTCACAGGGTCAATCACATTAACTTGCCCCTTAAACCTCCACCCGAATAAATCATTCAAACCACTAGACCTTTCGAAAGTTCTCACCTCACCATCATAATCGGTGCTTGTTTCTACGGTTTTAACAGGGGCATTATGACTATCACCATCAGTCAAGACAATTGTATTCACAATATCAACACGGTGTTGCTTCAAAAACATTCCGTGTAAACTAGACGCACCCATAAGAGAAACATCAAGAGGAGTTCCGTGTAACTGATATTGATATGGCATAGTTCTAGGATCTGAACCAAACGCAAGCATATATTTTTGCATTTGAATAAAATCCTTTTTATTCATTTTACTGTTAAACAACTCAAGATATCTAAATTTATCCTCATAGTAAACAGTATCAGCATTAACTTCATCATAAAATAGGTTATTGCCTTTAAGTTTCTCAGTTGAACCCTCTAATTGATAACCAGTAGTGAAGGCATACACACAGAAAGGGATGTTCACAATTCGCGAGAAGTTCACCAAGTTTAAAAGTTGGTCCATAGTTGCTTTCATATCATAATGCATAGAACCTGACCAGTCAAGATACATAATCATTCCGTGAGATTTTCCTTCAGGGATGGTAGTAACTTTCTTAAAGATATCGTCATTATATAAGTAAGAGTTCATTTTAACTGGGTCAATAACACCAGTCTTAGCAGTAGTAGCACGGACATATTCCTTAGCTGACTTCTTCATCTCAAATTCTTTCACAAGATAAGCAATTGATTTCTTATTGTTTGCCATAAACTTAGTAAACAATTTCTCACCACGTTTACCAAGCAATAAAGAATTGCCCATATAATCGATAGACTCACCGATTGCTTTACGTTTTATATCAAATTCTTCAAAATCAGAAATAATAGTTTTGTAATCAACAATCAGTGGAGAAACATCAGCAGTATTCAGCATAATATTTTTAACTTCAATTCCAGAGTCGTTGTTATAGTTGGCATTAATATTTTGACTTAATGCTTCATCAGTTTTAGATTTAACGTCATCATCGCCAGCACCTTTAATATTACTCTCACCAGTAGCATCTTCGTCATCAGTTTCATCATCAGAAGTTTGGTCAGACTCTAAACCTTCAATCGATTCAGACTCACCGTCAATACTTTCGTCACCAAATTCATCATTATCAAATTCACCATCTTCATCTTCATCACCAAATTCACCATCTTCATCTTCATCACCAAACTCATGCTCCATTTCTTGGGCAAGTTCATTTTCCTCTTCTTTTTTCAGTTTAGCATATTCATAAAGACGAGTAGCAACATCAACAACCTCATCCCAAGTTTCAAGTTTTTCAATCTCATCAACCCAAACTTGCTCATCAGTTTCAATAAGAACACCAGCAGTAGGACCTGCTTTAAAGAAAGTATTGATACGGTCAATTATCGGATAAGTATTAATTTTATCAATGTCACCACCGAAGAAACCGTCAGCAATCATTTTCTTATAAGACATAACAAATGAACGTCTCAGTCCAGGATAACGTCTTTGAATTAGTTTTTCAATACGAGCATCTTCAACAACGTTCAAGAACGATTTGAAACCTGGACCCATATCTTTTTTCTTTAGTTCTTTTTCCCAACCCTCAAATGGGGTGTAAAGGGCATGACCAACCTCGTGACCAGTCAAGTGGTCATAAGTTTCATTGGTCATATCGTTCCAGACTGGTAAAGTCAGGACACGATTTTTCACGTCAAACGACGCAGTCTTGGCATTAGCATGCATAACGGTAACATCTTCCGTAGCAAGTAATTTAGCAAGTAAATCTTTTTGGTTAAACATAATATAAACTCCTTTTCAATCAATCAACACCATCAATTATACCCTAATTTCCGTAAAAGTCAAGCGTTTTATCACTTTTATTCCCACGTTTATTTTAGGGTTATTCAACAACTTCCCAACCCTTAGCAGCAAAGAATGCTTTCCCATGGTCAGTAACTTTTTCCTTTTCATCATCAACAATCACCTCATTTTTGTACTCGTCGGTAATCACATCAAGGTAATCAAAGAAATCATCAACAATTTCCTTAGCACCCATAAAATCTTCAATTTCCCTTATATCTTTTTTCATATTTTACTCCTTTAACTCAATCTATACTTATATTATACTCTCATTGGCTCAAATAGGTAGAAGAATAACACGGTAAATAGTAAGGGATTGTAAAATAATAAAAAACCCCCATTGCAGGAGGTTTTAGGAAACACCAATATTATAATTATTAGTGTCTGGTTGAGGCAGGGCTGAATACGTTAAACAGTCATAGACTCACGAGCAGTTTTAAACTCAAGATATGCTTTATACTCAGAGATAGTCATAGTTCCCATATCAACATTATGAGTATTACGAATGATAACAGCATCAGATGAAAGACCACCCTTACTCCAAGGTGTATCGTGGCCAAAGATAGCATCATCGATATCTAAAGGCAAACCATCAATACCACACTTAAAGTTTTGAGCAGCAAGCATATCAAACTTCTTATCACGACTAATAGTTCTAACGTCATCACGGAATGTTACTACATTAGCAATATGCATTAAGTCAAGGTATAACTCAGCAACTTCTTGTTGATTATATTTGTTAGCAAAGTTTTTAATTGCTCGTCTAGCAAACTCTTTAACAATTCTTTCCTTCTTATCAGTAGCATTAATCTTAAACTTTCTAACTTCAGTATCAAACTTATTAACAGCATTACCAGTCAAAAACGTATGTGCTTTGAAGAACTCTTTGGCAAATGCATCGATGTCGCCAATCTTAAAGTTCTTATTCTTTTCAAGTAAAGCAAACCAAACAAGTTGTAGTGCTGAGAAAGTATCAGTATTGAATTTTCTTTTAACACTGTTTCTAACTTTCAATGCGTCATCTAGAAAACGGTCAACCAATTTAAGTTTTGATTTACTAATTGGGGCATCTTCTTCAACGTATTCAGCAACTACGTCAAGACCAGCAGTAGCATTACCACTGTTAATAGTTTTAATCATAATAACTGCTACATATTCATCCCACTTTCTACGGGGATTAACATCAGTTGCCCAATTCAAAGGTTTAGGGGGTTTATCATTTTTTGCTGCAGCATCAAACAAAGGATGCACTTTATTCTCATACTCAGCATAGAATGAAACTCTAGAACGAATTTCCTTAGCAAAGGTAGATGTATCGTTTGACATAATCATTTCAATAGGATTAACTGGTGTCACAGTGTTAAGTCTACGGAAGATCTCAGTTGCCTGTTTATTGTTAGCAATATATATATCAACACTAATAATAATTTCAAGAAACGATTTCTGGATATCGTCTGGCAAGTCAAGGTATCTTAAACCATTAACATCAAACTTATTCATTTGAAAATCTCTCAATGCACGAATACGATGTCCACCATCAATTACTAAGTAGTCAGTTCCTTTATACACTTTTTGATTGTCATTATCGTTTATGATATCACGTAGAGTGATTAGACCGATAGAGTATCCTTTAAGTAATGACTCAATGATACCTTTTGATTTCCCCCATCCTTCTGAAACTGGGGGACGTTGACCGATAGGATTAGGGTTAATCTTACCGTTTAACGATGAGGTGATTAAGTCACCAACTGTTTTTTTGAATGTTTTTGCGGGTTGCATACATTTCTCCTTATATTTGCGTAGAACGTTGTCCTACTGTTAAATTCCGACTGTTAATCCAGTCGTTTGTGGATAGTTTTTCAACCATCCATACTACTAATTATACTCGACTTCAATTAAAAAGTCAAGCGTTTTATCACTTTATTTACCCAAAGAACGAATCAAGTGTTGCAACCTCTTCTGTAGAGAAGTGTGCTTCCCATTGCTTACTTCCATCTCTCTCAAACTTCGGATCAACAAACTTAGGTGTTTCTAATTTACCGTGATATCCAGCAGGGTTTCCGAATGCTAAATTGATATAATCATCAGCAATTTTCTTTCTATCAAAATTCTGAATAACTTTATAATTGTTTTCAACCATTTTCATATATGCATTCTCAGGGATATCCAAGAACTGATTGATTTTGTCTGCGTACTCTTTAGGTTTGTAGTCATACTTGAGCATCAGATAATTCTCATTCGGTCGAAATAGTGAACCAATTCCGTCATCGTTAGATGCGATACCTCTATTAACAGCAAT